CGCAGTCCAGACTGCGGTACAGGTCCCGGCACAGGATCACCCGGACCCCGGCGCTCTCCAGTGCCGCCAGATAGTTTTCATATTGACCCGGCACACCGTACAGATAAACAGCAGGCTTCATAGCGTTCCCCTCCCCTGTCTATTATGCGGCGGCGGGGAAAATTATGCCGGGACGGCGGACAAAACAATAAATCCGAACCCACGGCCAATCGGCAAGGGGTTCGGATTATATTGTGTTGGTGGAGCGAGACGCACGGCATCCGAACTCCTCCCCGTCTTCAAAACGCTGCATATCACGCAGTGTGATGGTGTTTTTATCTCCGCTGAAGTTGTACGTCAGCGTTATGTGGTCGTCATAGACGAATACTGCGTTCACGAAGGTCTGGATCAGGCGCTTTTGTGCCTCCTTGTCCGACCAGTCAGCGTCACGCAGGCTGCGGAGATAAAATGCGATATGGGATTTTTGCAGGTGGAAACCACGGGCAATTTCCCTGTCGGCAATGGACGCCTTCAGGTCGGCTTTCTGCTGCGTCAGCTCGTCCATGCGCTTCTTGGTTTCTTCGGTCAGTATTCCGGCCTCAATGGCCCGAATGAGGTTTGATATAGCCGTGTCAGTCTGTGCGAGTTGCCGTTGAAGGTTCCGTAGCTCCTCTTGACTGTTGTCCTGTGCAAGGTAATACTCCCATGTGCGGTCAACGATGTAGTCCAGTAGCTCGTCGTCTTGCAGCAGCTCATGGGTGGCGTTGAGCACGGTGTCCTCAATGTCCGCCTGTCGCACGGCCTTTTTGTCGCAGGAGCGGAAGCGCTTCTTGTTGGAGCAGATGTAGTAATTATGCTTTGCGCCGGTTTTACTGGTGCCGCTCTCGCCGAACATCAGAGCGCCGCACTTGCCGCAAAACAGCTTGTCCGTGAGGATGTAGTCGGCGCGCGACCATGTTTTCGCCGGTGCTCGTTTGTTGATCTTCAGCATTTCCTGTACTTTGTTAAACACGTCGTCCTCGATAATCCGGGGTACTCCGTCCTTGACCTCGCGGCCTTGATACTCGTAAATGCCGATGTATTTCTTGTTCTTCAGAATCGAATGCAAGCTGTTCTTGGTGAAGGGGCCACCGCGCAACGTCCGCAGACCCAGTTCATTCAGCTTGTCAACGATTTCCGTAACCGTCTTGCCATCCGCATACATGGTAAAGATCATCTTCACTGTGGGTGCGGTATTTTCGTCTATGACGAACTTTTTGTCCGCCCCGGTCTTGTACCCCAGCGGGCGGTTTCCGCCCAGCGACTGGCACTTCTCGGCGCTCTCAGCACGGCCACGGCGGATGTTCTGCGACAGCTGTAGGCTGTAATACTCCGCGAAGCCTTCCAGCACGCTTTCGAGGATTACGCCTTCCGGGCTGTCCGGGATGGTTTCTGCCACATACTCGACGCGCACGCCGTTCTTGCGGCACTTCATCTTGTTTATGGCGATCTCCTCGCGGTTGCGCCCAAAGCGGTCAACTTTCCACAAAATGATAACGGAGAATTGCCTTTTAGCCGTGTCCTTCAGCATCTGCTGGAACTCGGCACGGTTATCCGTCCGACCGCTCTTTGCCCTGTCAACGTATTCATGCACGATGGTGTAGCCGTGCGCGGCGGCGTAGTCCCTTGCGTTGGAGAGCTGCCCTTCGATGGACTGTTCACCTTGACTGTGGCTTGAATACCGGGCATATACGACGGCCAGTTCGCTGACCTCCGGCTTTGCCATTGGCACTTGCCATTTAATATCTATCGACATATCTGTTTACCCGTTACGCCATTCTGCGCCCAGCAGGAGGGCTTTTTTAGTTCTCAGGAACGTTGACAATGAAAGTGGCGGTCTGTTTATTTCCGTTTCCATCGTACTGAACCACGTTGATCTTAAACGTCCCGGCGTTGTCAACGCCTACACAGCTCTGAGCGTTGCAAGTAGCACCAACTGGCGCTTCATTAGCGTATTTCGTCACGTCGCCGGGGTAACTGTAGCCCATGACACCGGCGCTATCAACGATGGAATCGTCCATTCCGAAGAAAAGACCGTTCATAAGCCCGGACTGGTCGGTATAGCCGATATTCGTATAAGTGTAGTCAACAACATAAACCGCAGCCGGATTAGTTTCCGCGAATTCGTTTCGGTCTTCAGTTGCGGTTACGGAATTAACCACAAGCGACCACTGTCCATCAACCGTCCACGTTTCGCCGATGTTGAACTCGGTTTTGACCGGTTCATTTTTTGACGTGTCCCCGACATTTTCGCTGCTGCCGCCATTGCTATCTGCGGGGTTAGTGGTAGTTCCGCAGGCACAAAGAGCCAGTGCGAGAACGAGAGCAAGCGCGATAAGCACGATTCTTCTTTTCATTTTGATTTTACCTCCCTTATTTGTTCTGTAATTCGTTGGCGAAAACAAGGAGCTTGGCACGATCCATTACGCTGAGCTGTTCAAAGATCGACAGCAGCTCCATTTCCTGCTCGGATAGCTTTCTTTCATTCCCGTTGACGATTGTAACCGGAGCGTGAGTGTGTCCGATGATACCGTGGTTGTCCTGAACCGTTTCGACGTTCACTGCGGCATCATCACCCTTTAGATAATCGACGGAAACACCGAAGTAGTCTGCAACGGCTTTAACGGTCTTGGCACGGGGCAGCCCTGCCATGTCACGCCAGTTATTCGGTGTCGAACTTGAAAAGCCCAGTTCTGACGCAAGTTTGGTGATTGATATTCCTCGCTCTGCACAGAGAGCATTTACCCGGTCATGGAAAGTCATAAGAAAGTCCTCCTAAAAATAATCGAAGAAAATCGAAGAACTATATTGACAATCGAACGAAACTGAGGTATAATGAAGTAAACCGAACAGGGGTAAACGGAACCAGCCCCTGCAAAAATCGGTCTTTGCAGCGGTTTGAGTGTCAGTATTGTTCTGTAGGCACTGAACATTATAGCACTAAACCGAGCAAAAGTCAACAAAAAGGAGGTATTTTGCTTGGAGCATTTTTATAGCTGCGAGCAGGTGGCTGAACGCTACGGCGTGAAGGTCGCCACTGTCTGGGAGTGGATCAGATCGAAAAAGCTCCCGGCTATAAAGATCGGTAAGCAGTATCGGATTACTGCTGACCACCTTAACGCCTTTGAGCAGCAGGCAAGCGAACCCACAGTTAATCAGTAAGAAACGAGGAAAGCATCATGGCCAACGTCAAAATCGACTGCACGCAGATTCCGCGAGTACAAATGGATATTCTCTGCCGGACGCTGCTTGCGGGCATTGAGCGGTTTTACTCCGATCCGGAGAATTTGCGCCGCTACGAAGCGTGGCTACAGAAATGCAGAGAGGAAGGCAAGTTCTATGACGACGACACGCAGACGGCAGCACCAGCAGTTCAATAGGCTGCGCCGTATCGCTCTTGGCCTCTTTGTGCTGGCAGTGTTGGAGGCGGCCGTAATCACGATCCTTGCCGTCAACTGCGCGTCAGGCGCAGCGCCCGCACCGGAGGAAACCGCACCCGCTCCCACGGCTGAAACGTCCGTGCCGGAAACCGAAGCCCCTACCGCCTCCACACCGGACGAGCCGGTCACAGAGCCGGAAACCGTACCGCAGGAGACAGAAGGGCAGAGATTCCTACACAGTGACGACATTCCGCTGAGCTACGAGCTTCAAGAGGTAATGCAGCAGGCGTGTGAGGACTACGGCGTTCCCTATGCACTGGCGCTGGCAATCGCGGAATGCGAAAGCAGCTTCAACCTCGATGCAGACAACGGCACCTGCTGGGGCCTGATGCAAGTCCATCCGATTAACTATGATCGCCTGCGCGGACTTGGGATCGAACCCACCGACTATGAGGGCAACATTGTTGCCGGTGTCCTCTTGATCGGTGAGCTGCTGGACAAGTACGGCGACCAGCACAAAGCCCTCATGGCCTATAACTGTGGCGAGGGCGGCGCTGCGAAGCTCTGGCAGCAAGGCTACTACTCAAGTCAATACTCAAGGCACGTCTTGAACGTTTCTGAAAGCTGGCAACAAATCATCGACGATCTGAAGAACATTTAGGAGGCAAATCATGTTTGAGATCAAAATGACCATCGAAATCCCCGGATTACCGGAAGCGCTGAACGCGCTGGCCGGTGCCATCGGCAAGCAGCCCGAATTCGTCTGCCATCAGCACGGAGGGAACAACCACCACATCGACAACGCAGGCGTTGTCAACGTTGATTTCCCCGCCGCGCCTGCTCCTGCGGC